ACAGCAGGTTTTGCATCACGCGCGTTTTCGCGTGGGAATTGTAGCTCGCCAACGAAATCGGCAGCAAACGTCTTTTCGCCCGGTCGTGCTCCGGCGGCGGTCGGCCGGCGTGGATCCGGAGCCGACACAGGCGGGCGCCGGGGGCGCGGGGCGGTCCGCGGCGGCGCCGTGACGCCCGGATCGACGGGTCCGCAGATGGGGCTTCGAAGGGCGTTCGAAGGGCGGGCGGACGGGGCGGAGGAGGCGGCGGGCGCCAGGGCGCGGCCTCACGCCGCCTCGGGCGGCGCGTCGAAGGGCGGCAGCGGCAGCGGGCCGTCGGGCGGGTCGTCGAGCGGGGCGGGGAAGCGCGTCTCCTCGGGCGCCTCGCCGCCGTGGGCCAGCAGCAGCACGAGGCGGATGCGTCCGCCCTCGCGCCGGACGGGGCCGACGATCCAGGGGCTGCCCGTCTCGGCCGACCCGCCCTCGGGCAGGTCCGCGAAGTCGAAGGTCCGCCCGTCGATGACGAGCGCATCGCCCGCGCGGGCGATCTCGGGGCGGGCGTCGGCCCGGATGGGGGACAACTCGATCAGCATCAAGCCCAGCGTCCTTCGGCGCGCAGATGGATGGTGTCGGCCCGGCGCGCGTCGGTCTTGTCGCGGGCCGAGACGGCGACCGAGGTCGTCCCAGGCGCGGCGTCGAGGCAGACGCAGGACAGCACGGTCGCGACCGCCGTGCCGGTGACGGCCGGAACCGAGGCGAAGGCGGCGGGGAAGGTCCAGGTCACGCCCGCCGAGGCGCTCGCCGTCATCGTCCGCCAGCAGATCTGCGTGCCGTCGGCGAAGCGGGTGTAGACGCCGTTGGCGTTGGACGCGGCCTCGATCGCCGCACCCGACACCGCCCCTCCGGTGAACGACACCGTGCCCACGACGTTGTGCGGCCCGTAGTGCAGGCGCCAGTCGCTCCACGCCCCGGTCACGCGGCTGCGGGTGAACAACAGGCCCGGCGGGTTGCTGTTCTCGGCAACGAGAAGCTGCACCTCGCCCCCGCCGGACGTGCGCCGCATGTGCAGCAGAATCCCGCGCGTGGCGGCGGACGGCCCGCCCGAGGAGCCTGCCGTCGAGTCGTAGCGCCAGAAGCCCGGAGCGATGGAGTTGTCGGTGACGCTCGCGTCCCCGATCGGCGGCGCGATGCCGAGAAGCCCGCCGTCGCCGGTCTTGAGCAGGCGGCCCGAGGTGGTGTCGGTCTGCGACTGGGTGACGGCGGTGCCCGTGAGCAGCCCGGTCAGCTGCGCGCCCGCGGCGGTGACCCGCAGCCGCTCGGCCCCGCCCGCCGACACCCCGAGGATGTCGGCGCCGACCCGGTAGAGCCCGGTGTCGGGGTCGGCGGAGAACGACAGGGCAGGCGCCGAGGCGGAGCCGTCGTTGGCCAGCGTCGCGCCGCCCGCGGTTCCCGGCAGCGCCAGCGTGACCCAGGCGGTGCCGGTGCAGACCAGCAGCGCCGCCCGACCCGGCCCCAGCGCCGCGGCGGCGGCGCCGTCCAGGGTCTCGCTGCCGTCGGGGTCGAGGGTCACCGTGCCGGACCCCGTGTTGGCCACGAGCACGGCCCAGCCCGCCCCCGCCGCGGCGGCCGCGGGCAGCGCGAGCGTCCAGGTCCCCGAACAGGAGACGAGCCGCCCGCGGTCCTCGACCCCGAGCGTGGTGGCCGCGCTGCGCGACAGCACCCCCGCGACGAGGGCGCCGAGGCCGGCCAGGGCATCGGCCGGCAGCCCGGAGGCGCCCATCAGGCCGGCGAGGTAGTCGCGCAGCGCGGCGACGGCCTCCGAGAAGCGGATGGCCGTCATGTCGTTGTCCGTGAGGTCGGCACGCGGCGGCAAGGCGGTCATGAGGCGTCCCTCAGCTGTCCCCAGAGAAGCGCGGTCGCGCGGTCGCCCCAGAGCAGGTCGGTGGGGCGCTTCAGCCAGACGTAGTCGAGCGAGGCGTCCTCGCGCGCCAGCCAGAGCCGCGGCCGTGCGACGCCGGCCTGCGCCTCGGCCCAGGCCCCGGCCGCGCGGCCGACGGCGCGCACGCGGAAGCGCGAGCGCGGGCCCCAGGGCGGGCGCAGCACGACGGCGGCGGCGGCGGTCTCGCCGGCCCGCGTCCAGCCCGGGCTGTCGCCGGCGCGCGCGCCGCCCTCGGCCACCTCGACCTCGTAGTGCGTGGCGCCCGGGGCGGGTTCCCAGGCGAGGAAGGCGGTGGCGTCGGGCGCGAGCCGCACGGCGAGGCCGCGGACCTCGGGCGCATCCGCGAGCCGCGGCAGGTCCGACAGGCGCAGCGGCGGCGGGGCGGCGCCGGTCTCGGCGGCATGGACGGCGGGGTCCTCGATCGCGGCCTCGATCTCGACGGTCAGCGCATCGCGCGGGCGCACGGCGATCACCCGCGCCCGGGCGAAGGCCGTCCCCCGCCCGACGGTGACATGGGTGCGTTCGCGCCCCTGGCCGGTGTCGGGCACGAGGCCTGGGTCGGCCTCGAGCACGAGTTCGGCGTCGTGGGCCCCGCGGGAGACCGCGATCGGCCCGGCGGCCGAGCCGTCGCGGCGGCGCAGGACGGCGACATGCCCCTCGCCCGACCAGTCGATGGGTTCCGAGACCGTCAGGCGCCGCTCGGCCCCGTTCCAGGCGAGCGCCTCGGCCTGGGCGCCCCAGCCCGCGAGGTCGTGCTGGATGCCTATGAGGTCGCCGGGGGCGGGGATGAAGCCCTCCATCTCGGTGGCGAACCGCACGATGCGGCGGCGGTAGCGCGCGCAGGCGGCGTGGTAGAGCCCCTCGCGCATCGCCTGGGCGCGCGAGGTCACGCCCTCGAGGCGGATGGTCGCGGGCCGGGCCGCGGCGCTGCCGGGCAGGGCCGCCGTCACCCGCTCGGCCGCCCAGGTCTGGGCGTCGAGATAGCTCACCTCCACCGCGTCGGCGGTCTGCGGCCCGGGCATCAGCCAGTCGATCCCGAAGGTCCCCTCGAGGATGTTTCGCTGGGAGAAGAGCGCCACGGGCACCGTCTCGGGCCCGTCGCGCACCAGCCGCAGCCGGCCGCCCTGCATCAGCACCCGCGCCCGGCCGCAGATCGCCACGCGCTGGGCGGCCTCCCACCAGGTCGTCTCGGAGGCGAAGCGGATGTCGCAGCGGTCGCCGCGCGCCGCCCAGAGGGCGTCGAGCGCGGCGAGGCCCGCCAGGTCGATCCGGGCGTCGGCCAGCCCCGGCCCGTAGCCGGCGTTCCGCGCCATGTCGGCGAGGGCCCAGGCGATCGAGCGCGTCGGCTGGGGCGCGGTCCAGGCCGCACCGTCCCAGACCGGGAGCTTGCGGGTGGCCGTCACCCGCAGCATCCGGCTGGCCTGCCGCGTCAGGTTGCCGGTGGCGCGCATCCGCAGCGCGATCAGCGTGACGTCCGGCCAGTCCTGATCCCCGGTCAGGTAGCCCCGCAGCCCGCCCCAGTGCACGTCGTGCAGGTCCTTCTCGTCGGAGGAGCGCGCGTCCAGCCGCCAGGCGCGCACCGCCCAGCGGCCGTGCGGCGCCACCGGGAAGCGCCAGGACCGGCGCTGCGGCGTGCGGGTCTTGTCGGTCACCTCCACGTCGCCCAGCGTCGCCCAGGGCCCGAGCGGCGCGCCGCTCTCCGCGATCGGCCGCGCCTGCCAGCGGACCTGCGTCGAGCGGTTCGACAGCCCGCCCGAGTTCGACACGTTGGCCAGCCCCGCGGGCCAGAGCAGGTCCACCCCGATCGCGGCGATCCGCGCCCCGGGGCCGCCCGCAGGCCAGCCGTCCGCGCCGCCCAGCACCGTCCAGACGTCGGCCTCGCCCGAGGCGGCGGTCCAGCCCGGCGCCTCGACGGTCCAGCGGTCCTCGTCCGGCACCGCGGCGACGGCGGCGAAGAGCGGCTCCTCGCCCGGCGCCTCCACCCGCACGGTCTGGCCCGAGGCGCGGCGGTGCTTCTCCTCCGCGACGGTGACCGTGCTGCCGGACCGGACGAAGTCCGCCCGCACCCGGCCGCGCAGCTCCTGCCCCGAGACCAGCGGCGAGGTGAAGACCGCGGCGGGAAACAGCGTCACCTGCCCCCCGGGCGGGACGATCTCGACCTCGACCTCGCCGAAGCGGTCGATCGGCACGTCGCCGATGCGCATGTCCTCGATCTCGTAGGCGCCGGCGCCGAGGCAGTAGAGCAGGTAGA